CGATGCCTGTCCACGTCTGAGAATCCCAGCTCGTGTCGCTCGGTGCGGTCGTGTAGCGGATGGTGCCACCGGAGCCGGCGAGTTCGATGAACCAGATATCCGCGTATCCGGACGTCGCCGTGATCGCGGTGGTCATCGCGGCCGATAATGTGCGACCCATTACGGCGCCTCGCGGAACGTGACCGTCAAGCCTCCGATGTATTCGTCTGGACCGGCTGAAGCAGCAGAATACTCCTGGATCACCGCAGTCAGATTAGCACTCAAAATCGTAAGCAAAGCTTCATCGGCCGGCGAGCTTCCAGCCACGATGGGAGGCTCGATCGCTAACGTCTGAGCGTTCGTAGATGTGCCCGATGTTGCGTCGGCTGTGACTCGAAATAGTACACTCAGGCCAGCTATGGTGAAGCAGTCACCCGCCTTCATTCGGTTAGCCGCTTCGGTTGTCCAGTTCTCTGTGACGAGGCTCGTACCGCTCTGACTCCCGCCATTCACTCTCGGCGTTCCACCGCCTGTTCCATTACGCGCCATCCCAGATCCTGGCAGCAAGTAGTGCGTGAGCGTACACGTCGCTCCGGTATTAAAGAGATTCTCTATCGTGGTCAGCAGCTCCTGGACGTCTTCGTTGCCAGCCGGCAGAGCGGACCAACTCTCGGTCCATATTCTGCCCTGAGCGGCCTCAGATCGCGTCTGTAGCGCTCCGGACTGCCCGACGCTTATCAGACTGCCAATCACGGTCGGATACGTCACAGAAGCCGGAGGAACAGTTCGCGGAAAAGCAGCCATTTACACGGCCCCGAGGAGCTGGTTGCGATAAGCTCTGGAGTTCTGTGTAGCCTCGGCCATCACTCCTGCGATCGTTCCCTTCTGTTCCTGGATAAACCGCGCAGCGTCACGTGCATCGATCGCGCTGACAGTGAAGTTGATGTTCTGATTCACCGTCATTCCACTTTGGCTCACGCCTGAGCGAGCTGTGATTAGATGTGGCGCTTTAGGTCGCAGTCCACCGATCCCTCCGAGGTCCGCTGTCGGCATCGCCGAACTCACCGGCCCCGGCGTCCCACTTCCGAATCCAGTCAGAGCTGTCAGGAAATCCGACTCGCCGAAGATGCCTGTCAGCGTTTTGAATAACGCCCACTGCATAGCGAGCTGAATGATGCGGTTTTTCATGTACGTGAAGAATCCCTCGAAAGCGTTCTTGCCGCCCTGGGCTGCCGAGGTCATGCGCCCCACGAAGTTCTTCGCGAAACTGTCAGCCACTTGTAACGACTCGCTTTCCAACGTCTTGATCGATTCATCAACTTCTTCGACCACTTCGACAATCTTGCCGATTTCCTTAACCGCTCCTGCCGCTGCCGTGCCTACGCTTTGGAACGCAGCAGTCGTGTCGCGCTGAAGTCGTCTGCCGCCGGTGATCACGTCCCAGATGCTGACAGCGGTGTCGGCGACCGTGAACGCGGCCTCTTTTATAGCCACGCCCATATCGAGGAAATTGTTGCCGATTGATTTGATGTTGTTTGCCATATACGACCAGTCCTGCGTCGCCAGCCCTCGAAACAGATTGCCGATGACTTTGACCGCATCGACACCGATCTGCACCATGTTCCAAAGCATCGTCACAACCAGCTTCAGCGGTGCGAATATGAGACGCAGCGAGTTGATAAACAGCGACGCCCAGGCGCTGATCAGTCCCGAGCTTTCGACGATTGCGTCCTTGATGTCGTCGAACCTGTCTTTGCTGCCAGCGAGCCGATCCAGGATCTGCTGGAACGCCGGCATGAGCGCAGTCGCTATCGCGTCGCGTATCTCTTTGAACTGAGCTGCGAGTCTACGTGCGACGTTTGCTGCTGATCCCTGGGTTCGATCGAGGTCGCCCACGGCTACCCCTGCCTTTTCGCTGATCAATGCGAGAGTCGCTGTCGCTTTTTCCTGGGCCGTCAAAGCTTTGGCAACCGACTTCCCACTATCTGCCATCGCTCGCTGCTGGACGTCTGTTTCCTTTATAACGATGCCCAAGCGCTTCAAGGATTCACGCTCACCAGTCAATGCTGAATTGATCGCTAACAGAGTCTCCGCAGTGGGTATGTTGTTGAAACTGGATAAATCACCCGCCAGGGCCGTGATGCTCGTAGCGAACTCGCCAGACGCCTTCTGACTGAAACCAAGCCCCTGCGCGATCGCTCCGGTCGTCGCGACCAGACCCTGAGCTTCTGTGTTCGTTAGTCCGGCCTTATTCGCGAAGTCGTCCAGGAACCCTTGCACTTGTGACGACGCCTCGGGACCGAACACCGTGTTGAACTTCGATTGAGTCTCGGCTATAGAGGCCCCTATATCGAAAGCCTTTTTCATCGCTATGCCGATTCCAGTGACTGCCGCGACGGCTATACCGATCTGCGCGCCGAACTTTTTCAGCGTACCGCCGATCTTGCCGAGCCGATTTCTGAAGTTCTGGGTGCGGTCGGCCGCTTTCTTCATTGTGCGGTTGAACCCGCTGTCGGTTGCGGTTAGAACGACCTTGAGCTGGGACAGTACCATCAGTGCTTCATCCGGCTTTCAACGCGCTGCACAATCTCAGCTTGCTCGGCTGCTTCAGCCTGGATACGCGCTCTGGCGATCCATTCAGAAAACTCGTTTGACGTCATGCGAGCTTGCAGCTCCGATACAGGGCAGCCCATCATCTCTGCTAAGTCGAACCAAGCTGAGCGTGAGGGGCTGCTTCGGAGTTTTTTTCAAGTTTGTCGACGTCCTGGTCGGTGATGCCGGACAGCGAACACGAGACCTCGAAGCAACGGTTCAGAGCGGTAGCCGACTTCTTGCCAAGCTCGTCAGCTTCTGCGGCCGTGAATAAGCGATCGCCAGAATCATCGATCGCGCTCATAGCCACCAGCCTCGCTCGCATATTCGTCATCTTCACGTCTCGCGTTTTCTTGTCGAGTGATCCCTCCTCGAACGCATCCCGCTCCCTGCCAGTCAGCTCCCTTATGCGAACGGAGCCGCCCCATTCGGGAACGTCTACTTCTTTAGTCGTCAGATCATCTGCTGCCAGAATCGCTTCTTTGGTTAATGCCATGATTCCTCACTTGAAGGGGAAGGTCTTGGTCCTGCATTTAGCTGGTCGCTCTGGTCAGAGCTGAAGCTGATTGGAACGTGGCTGATGCCATCGCTTGATCGCCGACGCTTCCGGACACGGGGTTATAGGATTCCAGAATCCCGGTTCCCGAGTAGCTTGGGTTGGTCGACGATACCGACCCGCTCGCCGGTTTTATGACGAGCGCTGCCGTGTTGCCGATGCCCAAAAGCGGAGCCACTACAGCATCTACCTTGCTGCTAGCGTAGTCCTGGAGGAACTCCACCGTGACCGACCACGTAGCGAGACCGGCCGCGTTCGATTGAAATGTGTCGCCCATCGCGGTGTCGTCCTGCATTGCCTGTCCGGCATCGACCGTCACGCTGCGAACGTGATCGCTGAGATCAGTGCCAGCCACCGAAACGCTGGCGTCGTACAGTACAAATGTTGCCATAATGTTCTCCTAGAATACCGCCAGTGAAACGATGAAATCGAAGCTGCCCCCACCTGAGACGGTGTATTTCACCCGCCAGTAGGCGTCGGTGATCGCACCGGCTGCCGACTTCTGCTCGGCACCGATGCTCGTGAATGCGGTGTGCGTAATGCGTGTACTCTCACTCGACCAGTTCGACGGTGCGCTTTCAACGATGACGTTGAGCGTTCCGCTCGCGGCCGTAACGTGGAGTGTGCTGTATATCGACTGCGTGGCGCTCACTGCACCGATGCTGGCGTTGGTCGCCGACTCTGACGATGAAGTATATGTCGCCGGGATCACGACGATCTCGCCGTGGACGACTTTGCCTCCGCGCCCTTCGCCGGTCACTCGGTAGCCCATCATTTCGCCGACCGTGCCGTTTGCGACAGGGCTGTACTCTGACGTCGTGAGCGCGGTGCTTAAACTTGGCGAACCCGCCGCCTGATCTACCGGAGTAACGGTCACAACAGTCTCAGCAGCGTCTACCGAAATAGAGCTTTCGAGTATGCTGTCGTTCGTGCTATCCCAGTAGCCTTCCCCTTCCAAGGAAACAGACGACAGGCCCGCCGCATTCGATTGGAACGTGTCCCCGTACACCGTGTCGTCTTGCAAGCTGTTAGTCAGATTGAGACCGATCGCGTTGAAGGTCGAAGCCAATGAGTAGCCGCCCCAGTAGAGGCCCACGTTGGTCTGAACAAAAGTCGCCATCGTCTACTCCCTGTAAGCCACTTGAAAGTCTTTGGTCACTTCGAACAGATCGGCGCCCATCTCGAAGTCCTCGAAACTGCCGTCCGGCCATGCGCCGTCGACCACTGGAGTCGTGGTGCTGTCGGCGTAGTAGCCTATGGCTGATTTGATTTGAGCTGCTAGAGCTCTAGCGTTCTCTGGCGTGTCGGCCTGACAACTGAACCGGAACCTCGCGGTCACGTTGCCTGGGTCTTGCACCATAGCCAGCGGAGTCACCTCGCTTAGGCGCTCATAGACGATGAGCGGCAGCGAAGCATCAGCCGGCCTCCGGATCGGGTACACGCGAGTCGAGACCAGATCGGTAACGCCCGACGTGGCCTGGAGGCGCGAGTAGATGACGTCTTCGATTTGATCAGCCAAGGCGTCTCACCTTCGTCACGATGGCGTCGGACAGTTTCTGCTTGATCACTCTCTGCGCTTGTTCCTTCTTCGCATCGTAAGCAGGAATAAGAAACGGTTGAGCTGGTGCGCTGCCCGTGCGGCCGCCGTCTTTCCTGACCCGTTCCTTCGTGCCTTTCTCGACCATGATGCCGTAGAACGCCGTCGAGCGGCTCGACTTACCCTTGCGCCATGACACTGCGACCTCGGGCACTCCGAACTTCATCGGCATCGCGTGTGACACGATCGCTTGCTGTAGCGCTCCGGTTCTGCGCGGTGCGCGGCTGCGAGCTTCGTTGCGAATAATGTTCGCTCCGGAGAACAGACAGCCTTCGATGATTTTCGGCCTTAGTCCGCGACCGAGCTGCTTGAACTTACGCATCAGCTCCTCGTCGCCTTCAAGCTTCATCGATACGGCCGGCATCAGTCCAGCACCCCTGTTCCCGTCGTGCATAAGTACTCAAGCCAGCGGTTGCCGAGGTCGACGTTCACCATACTGACGATCGAGTAGATGACGTCGCCGTTCTTGATTCTCCAGCGATCGGGTTCGACGTCCTTGATGATTGCGTCGTAATGGCAGCGCACCCTCACCGGCTGGCTGCCTAGCACCGCATGAGCGTCCCAATACTCGCGACCCTGCACCGGCGTGACCTGGCACATACGTTCGCCTTTATCTACCCACGATGCTGTTTCGTAGCCGTCGGTATCTTTAGTCCGCTCGTCGTACTGGAACATCAGCTTCGTCCGCAGACGTGAAGCAGCCGTCGCCATCAGTAACGCTCAAAGCGTTCGGAGTTGATCAATCTGCTGACGCTCAATGGCAGCTCGGTGCTGATCGTTCCTGTGATGACCGGCAGCGGCTGTTCGAAGAAATACGCAGCGGTCATCGTGACAGCAGCTTGAATCGCTGGCGGCACGTCGTCGGTGTCAGCTCCATAGCCGGCCTGGAACTGAATCTCGATCGGGTTCACGCCGCGATCCATGAGATCCGGCCAATCTTTCGATTCGTTGAGCGCGATCAGCCCTGGCTCGCCACCAGTGGCCACTGTGTAGTTTGAGCTTGAGTACGTGGTCAGCGTCGAATCCGAGTCCGCGTAATACTTGATCGAATCCACCGCGATCAACGGAGGATACGGTAGCTGTATGATGCGGCCAGGCCACTTGTCGAGATACAGCGTATACGTGGTCGTCGTGAGCGCACGACCGAGGTCGTTGCTCACAGCTTGGGAAGCTGACGCGATCAGCTCCTGGAGCGTTGTGTCGTAGTCGATCACGTTGTCCAGACCCAGCGACCGCTTGACCCGGCCGAGGCTTACTGGCTCGGAGACCGCCGCAGTCGTCTTAACGATTCTATTCCACGGCGTCTGGTTCATCAGCTTAATGCACTGACAAGATCCTTCTTCAGAATCGAGCCGCCCTTCCCGCTGCCTTCTTCGACAGTGATTCCGCGTTGTTCGAGTTCAGCTTCCAGCTCGGTTCTCGACATCTTGCCGACCGGCTTCGTCGACTCCGGTGTCTCATGCGGAGCCGCAGCGGCAACCTCATGGTCGCCGAACGTCGCTCGCTCGGCCTGGCCGGTATCAATCATCGCCTCGGCCAAGTCGTCGCGCTCAATGTAGACTCGGCCGGCGAGTTCGCCGTCCAGCCGTCTTATGGCTATGCCCACAATATCGTCTCCAGTTTAGTCGGAAGTCTGGCGAGGGGACCGAAGCCCCCTCGCCGTCACTTCTTCAGCCTTACGCTATGGCTGTCGGTGCTTCAACTTCGGCGTATCTCGCGCCCGATAGGATCACTCCGATCGATGCGAAAGTTGCGCTGCCTGGGTCTGACATATGAACCGTGACCCATTCCGAGCCGTCGCTGAGATCTTCAGCATTCAGCTCGATGATGTAGAACACGCCGTCGTTCGTCGACGTCGCGAAGCCACTCGAAGTCGCCGCTGTTCTGGAGGAAGTGGTGTCCCCTGCGGCTGTGGTTTCTGAGTAGTACGCGAAAGCGATCGCTGTCGCTCCCGAGCCACTGGCGTCGGTGTTCTCTTTGACCGTCACGGTCGAAGCTGCACCCGTAACTCCAAGCGCGATGATGATCGTCGCGTGGGAGTAGTTGGTCATTTTGAACGCATCCGATGTCTGCGCTCCAGCGTCGATATCAACTGGCGCCACGCCAAGCACGAAATGGCCTTGGCCCTCGCCGATGCTAAATCCTTGTGCTGCCATTGGTCTCTAGCTCCTGGTTGCGAGGTCGATGAATGGCGAAAGAGTGTTGCTGCCGTTATACGGCGTCAGTGCCGAGTTCCACATCGGCTGTCCATCCACCCTATACATCCAGCGGAATGCCCGTTCGTCGTATAAGAAGCGCACGTGCATCGAAGAATCTCCGCGTACAGCGCCCTTATCGATCAAGAGGTACTGGCTGAGATCTACGAGCCGTATGTCGCCAACTGTTCCAAGTGTGGCACAGTATTCGGACGTCAGTACCGGCCTGTTCATAATCCTGCTGAACGGCGTGTCCGAGAGTCCTAGTGGCGGCAAGTAAATCGCGTTATCTGCCGCGTCGGCCATCGATTGCAATTGTTGCTCGCAATCCTGGTTAATAAGCCATATCGCCGTCGAGCGTGATGGTCCCCAGCAACGGGACCACATCTTCTCGACGTTGTTTGCGACGATCGTAGTGGCGGTCTGTCCGCTCTCTTTGGCCTGGGTAACATTCGCGGCCGAGTTCGAGATCCCGAGCGGCTGACCTGAGCCTGTACCGTCGAGGATCGCGTCTTCTACTTTGAACGCGATCTCCTGCGGAACGATGCGCTCTACCAATCCTGCGAGCGCAGTCTGATCCATCAAAAGCTCCTCGGTCGCGTAAAACAGCGCCGTGAGCTTGTTGAGAGTCAGGGTACTCTGACTGAAGGTTGGCTGCGATCCTGTCAGTGCAGCGGCTTCTGCTGTCCAGTACGCCCGAACACCGCCCCAGCGTGAGCCGTTCGCTCTGCTGGACTCGTCGATCGAGTTGTAAGTCAGCCCGTTCGCGTTCGGCCCGATGGCCTGGCGCGTAACACGCGAAGCGATCTCACCGATCGCATAAGTTTTTTCTAAAATGGTATCGTTGAAATCCTTCTGCACGAGATACCCACCTTCGGACGCTACAGCTTCGTTCGCGCCTGACTGTCTGGTCTCGTTCTCAGGATTTCCACCGCGTTCCTGCAACCAGTGGAGGCGCTTGTCTACGTTCTCAAAACGCGATTCCGGATGGCTTGCGTGAGCTATGGCGGCGAGCTGCTCACCTATGGAATCGAAGCCACGTTCTACGGCCCGATCCTTAACGACGCGCACCTCAACTTCGTCGTTTTCCCGGTTCTCGGGAGCGATTGCCGGCTCAACCGGCGGTGTCGATGGCTCAGCTAATCCTGCGGCCACGACAGCAAGCTCGTCGGCTCGCTTGATGGTAGCCAGACATTGCTCCAGCTCGGAGAACTTCGAGTCGTATTGACTCTGTTCTTCGGCTGACAATGACCGACCCTCTGCCTCTGCGGCACTCAAAAGCCCTTCACATCCGGCTTTGAGTTCCCGCGCCTTTTGGCGAGTGTCCATGTGTGCCCTCTGGTCAGGTGAACCAGGGGCGCTGCCTCTGGCCCACGTTGGTAACTGTGGTCCCTAATGAGGCAGCCGCGACCGAGCTTGCGTATCGCGCTGTCAATGAAGTCGCATCGGTTAAGTCCCGTCTGGACCCGACGCGCTTCCGTTTACTGTTCGGCGTTCATTTTACTGCATCGCGTTAGCTCAAGTCAACTGTCACCAGCCGCAGCCGTTCGCGTCTTACATCGTCGGTGCTATCGCTTCGATCCCACGGCGGCGTCTCACCGAACGCTTCATAATGTGCGCCGAGGTGCGCCCGTATCGCTGACAGCGCCGAATCCGGCACATCGGTCTGATCTAATCGCGCCGCAGCGGCCGTGAGGCCCCTCCAGACTACCTTGCCATCACTCGCCCTATGATGCGGCAGCGAAAGCGAGCTGAAGCTTTCAGGAGGCATTTCCGGTGCCCAGGTGAAGTGACCGGCAATCTTGTCGCGTTCCTCGTCGCTCAGGTCGCCCCACAGCTCGTCGGTGAACTCTGACAGCGTAGGCCGCGCCCATTCGGTTCTGCGATCTTCGTCGATCTCGGTCGAGACGTTATCCGGTACGACCCTGAGCTGGATGCCGGCGTCGTGCGCCGAGCGCACCGCAACGCTCGTTGCGTTGTATGCCGGCCATGTGACCGGACTGATCTCGCGCAAATCGATGTCGAGCAGCGTCCTGCGAATCGGCTTCTTGTCTTGAGACCACTCATCGGCCACAGTCAGGAATCCAAAGCTCATCTGCTTGACGACTCCCCTCGCCATAAGATCGACTTGGCGCTCGGTGAAATCAGAGCTTTGGGCTTCGAACCATACGCCAGACTTGCGTACTTCCAGCTTGAGGCCGGTCGATTGTCGCGTGATCGGCTGAGCGGAATCGTGCTGCCATAGCATGACGACATCGCTCGTCTCGAGGCTTCGCGTGACGGCGCCGGGATCGATCGATTCGGTGAATCCTCCGAGGTCGCCGCTCACTCTGTTGAACGGAACAGCCAGCCCCCGAATCGTCTGGCCGCCGTCTTCGGCTTCCCTCACTTCGAGACCTTCGAGGTTGTAGTCCCTGCGTTCTATGGATTCCATGTCGTCTCCGGTTTATAAGCTCGGTGAGATGAAACAATCGCAGCCGCCGTGCAGCGGCGGGTGCCCGATGTTGCGTCTGGGTACTAGATCGCCAGCGTCCGATTGCACTGTCTGGCCGGCGTTCACGAAATTCGATTTCGATTCGACGATCGCGCCCGACAGCTTCTTGCAGAATGGACACGTGTCAGCTCCGGTCGTGACCCATCTGAGAGTAACGACTCCTCCAGCGATATAAGCATACTTAGCAAAAGCGCCGTTGCCTTCGGTCGTCTGACGTCGGCTCATTTTCTCTGCGCGATTGTCGAGCCACTCCTGGAGGCGCACTTCGAGTGCTTCCAACATCTCGTTGAAATCACTTCCGCTGATAATCGACTGAAGCTGCTGGCGCGAGTTCATCGCGTGATGGCGGCTGACCGCGCCAACGTAGTCCTCCACGAATTCCTCCAGCTCGTCGGTAAAGTCCGGCGGATAGCCGATCTCGATCGCGGCCTGAGCATAGATCTGCGTCGCATAGCTTCGTATGACCGGCAGCAGCATCTCGGCGATCACCTCGGTGAACTCACCGTGATAGAACTCCTCCAGCTCTTGAAACAAGCCGTCGCTGCCGCGCTCGGCCCTGAGCTGGCGTCTGATTATGCGGCTCACCGTCTTCACTTCTCTTTTGAGCAATCGATCGGCTGCTTTCTTGATCAGCGGCCGCGTAGCATCCGCAATCCTTTTTCGCGCTGACAGGCTCCGGAGTGCGAGAACGCCCATATCATCGGACACCTCCAGCCCTCGGCTTCTCAGTTCGTTTCTGAGCGTCCTGGCACCATCATCGCCATCGTCATCGGGACCAGCTTCGGCTACCGATACAGGTGCGATATTAAGCGGCATCCAATGAACTTCGCCGGCTCGTTCGCCCAGCGGATTCAGTCGTTCTTTCGCTCGCCATTCATCAATGCTCAAAGCTCCGTTCTGGAGCATTATCTGATTCGCTTCTGCCCGAGCTTTCGTGTCCGGCCGGAGTAGTGCGTCCATGTTGAACTCCACGAACGTGCCGTCCTCGGTGAAGCGTTCAAGGATGGATTTGCGTATTGCTTGTTCCCACCGGATCGCCCAGGGCCGGATGCACGTCGTCGCAAAGCTGCGGTTCGATTCGACCACGTTATTGAACGTCGAGCGATCCAAGAGCATGAGCAGATGCGGCGGGACCGCGAACAGCCTCGCGATTTCCTCGGCCTGGTATTTCCTGGTTTCCAGGAACTGAGCCTCTTCCGGACTGACCGACAGCGCGGTCCAGCTCAGCCCCTCCTCAAGCAACGCAACCGAGTGCTGTTTCGCACTGCCATGTGCTGCTTGCCATGACTTCTTGATGTTCGATCGGGACTCGGGTTTCAGCTTGCCTGGGTGCGACAGGATTCCGCTGGGAGTCGCCGAATTATGGAACCATCGACTTCCGTACTTCTCCGATGCAAACGCCATCGCTATGGCGCCGGCTCCGATCGTGATCGGGCTGTAGCCGATCAAGCCATCGGAACTCAAGCCTTTCACGTGCAGAATTTCCTCTGATGAGAACGCCCTGGGTCGTCCTTTGTTCTCGTCGTAGTGATACTCGATCACGCCGTCGCTCAAGAGCTTGAGCTTCATTCGGTCGGGATGGAGCGGGACAATCGCAATCAGCTCGTCGGCGCGGTTTGTTTCCAGCCGGAAAAAAGCGTTTCCTCTGAGGCATAAATGCCCCTGACCCATTTCGAAGAACTCGACAGCAGTCTGGTAGGGGTTCGGCTGCCACCTGAGCATATCGTAAAGCCTGTCGTCGCGATCGCGTTCCTTGCCGCCGTCAGGGATCTCTTTGTAGAGAATGAGCGGCATCGATCCGATCGTGCCCGAGATCAGATTCACCGCAGCCCAGACCGGCGTGTTGCTGAGCGCGGAGTGCGGTGACACGTCGGTCTCGCCACGGAACTTAGTGACCGGCTCGTACCAGAAGTCATCGCCTGGACCCGGTGACAGCCGTTCTTCGAGAACGCTGAAAATTGACATTTACAATCTCCCCATTCGATAGACTCCCATGTACCACAGCACCAGCCCCAAAGCCGTCAGCCCAGCCGGCCATCCGGCATAAGCCAGAACGCCGAGTGCGATCGCGGCAGCTCCTCCGTAGATGTGAACATCCCTCAGATCCAGCTTCGGCATTTTCATAGCACCATGATCCCCTCGGTTTCGTAGATGGAGTCGCCGTCGTGCAGCGATGCGCGACCGATCGCCATGATCGAAGCTGCGATGCCGTCGATCTTGTGCTTCTGTGATTTGGCCTTGTCGACTTTGATGTTGCCGGCAGGGTCGTGGCGGAGCGTAGTGTTGTTCGCTTGCCACGTGAGGCACGAGTTCCCTCCGTGCGCCAGCTTACCCGAGACCACCAGCCGTTCTAGCTCCTTAGTCGGTTCGCTCAAGCTCATAAATCCTTGGCGCATCGGGACGGCTTCAAGTCCGAGATCGTCGCGGATCTTGAGTGCGGTCTGTTGCGCGGCCCACGGATCGTAAGCGACCTCGACCACGTTGAAGCGCTCGCTCAACTGTTCGATGTCACGAAGGATGAAGTCGTAGTCGATCACATCGCCTTCGGTCGGCGTGACCCAGCCCTGACGTTCCCAAAGCTCGTAAGGAATCCGCTCGAGTCGCTCACGCTCTTGCATAGATTCCCTCGGGATATAGCACTGAACCCAAAGCCTCCACAGCTCGTCTTCGATCGGTGGGAACACGAGCGCAAGCGCTGTCAGGTCGAGCTTCGAACTGAGATCCAGACCCATATACACGTCTCGCCCTTCAAGCTCATCAAGCTCGACCGGATGCGAACACGCTTCCCAGTGATCAGCATCCAGCCACCGTTCGACTTGCTGTGTCCAGACGTTGCAGTGCAGCCGCAGAAAAGAGTTCAGAAACGACGGCTGCGCTGATGCGAGTTGGCTCATCTGTTCGAGGTACTGCGGATATATGCTGACGCCGAGATTCGGGTTCGCTTTTTCCCACGTCTCCGGAGCGTAGGGATCGTCGCCTTGATCCGACGAGCTGATCCAGACGAACCAGGAATCGTCTTCGACCGTAGTGTCCAGGATACTCGTCGCGTGGTCGTGTAGCTGCCATCCTATAGACTCCGGTTCGAACAATCCCGCTGTCGTGAGGCAAATGTTCATCGGCTGAGTACGTGCGCCTTGCGCCGTGACCAGTGTATCCCAGACGCGGCGGTCCTTATGAGCATGAATCTCATCGACGATGTTGCCGTGCGGACTCAAGCCGTCGAGCGTGTCGCCTTCCGAGCTTAGCGGCTCGAACTTCGATTGCGTTTTCAGTACGCTGAGATTCGTGCGCTGGCTTTTCACGAACTGCATCAGCTCTTTGTTCTGCTTGCAGATCTGCTGAGCCGCCGTGAACACGATCCGCGCTTGATCGCGTTTCGTCGCCGACGAGTAGACTTCAGCTCCTGGTTCACTATCGGCGAGCAATAGGTACACGCCGAGTGCGGCAGCGAGCTGCGACTTGCCGTTCTTGCGAGCAAGCTCCATCCACATAAAGCGGAACAGCCGATACCCATCGGCTCGTTTCCAGCCGAACGCTTCCAGGATCGCGAGCTTCTGCCAGTTCTCCAGCAGCATCGGCTTGCCGGCCCACTCGCCTTTATAGTGTTTGCAGAACGTCTCGCAGAACTGAATCACGCGCTGGCCGGCTTCGAGATCGAACCAGTAGCCTTTCTCGTGCCAGGTCTCGTGCGCCTTGATGATGCGGTCGTAAGTGCGCTGCTCCATTTCGCCGATCGTGCGATCGGTTTTCATCAGCTTGGTGACTAGCTTCAAGCTCGCATCCGGTGGCGCCATCGTTGCCGGCGTCATGCGCCCACCAGCTCCAGAACGCCCTGAGCGCAGCGACTCGCCGCGACCTCACAGTAGCGCTCGTCTAGCTCTATCCCGATAGCTCGGCGTCCGGTTTCCTTGGCTGCGAAGATAGTCGTTCCCGATCCCATGAACGGATCGAGAACCGTTCCGGCCGTGGGAGTTTTTGTTAGCACACTGAGCCACTTCATCAGGTCGCTCGGCTTCACCGTGGGATGGTCGTTGTTCTCGCCCCGGTCACTCACTGACGCCTTCGCTGTATAGAAGAAACGCGATGCGCCGCCCGAGT